CCCGCACGAACTGGCACAAGCAGAGGACACCTTCGGGTCCCTCGCTAATGCGCGTCCAGTGAGTCAGGCCCAAAGGGCCGAAACACCGGCTTCCGGTCATGAATCGAACATGACTGGTAAGCTGCTTCTTTGGCAAAGCCAAGAGAAGCTTGTACCCCACTGGGACGGTACCACTATGTGGAACCCTCCCAGGAAGGTATACATTGCCAACAAAGTTGGCAAGTACTCTAAAGCCAAAGGCATAGAGAAACACAGGGAGCGCCTAAGGCGCTACCTTGTTAAATCTTGGAAATTCCAAGATTCTAAGGCCAGAATGCTCTGCAGTAGGCCTATATCTCAAATAAAAACAATATTTGAGAACCTAGATAGTCTAATAGACAATCTATGCATGTTCGAGGAGAAAATATTCTCCAGGACAAATCGACAAATCCTTGAGCACTTTGTGGTTAAGGTTTTGACGGTATCGACATATTCCGTCTCAGACGTTATATCGAAATGGAAGGACTTTGTCTCTTTCATAACCTCCAAGGCACTTTGTACCGAAGGAGTAACGGCCCCTTCTATGAAGGGAAACCTATTCAACTTCCTTATAAAGGAAGAGATATTTCAGCCATACCTAGAAGGTATAGGCGAAAAAAGGATGGCGGAGAATCTCGCCCATCTTATATCCACTCGCAACCTCGCCAATGGCGATGAGAAAACCGAGAGGAAAGCGGTTACAACCTTTAAGGAAATAACCGGTAAAAGTCACGAAATCCCTGTGGGAACATACGATGACTACTATGCTGCAGGAAGGTACCAAGGGTCCTTACTTAAGCATCTATGGGATGGCAAGAAACCAATGGTTTCTCACATCTCATTAACATCGAGCAGTTCGCTCGATAGTACTGTAAAGAACGGTGGCATGGCCATCGAAGCTTACAGAGACGTCAGGATATGGGCCAATGGCTATCCTAACGAAATAGAAGTAATCACGGCCTTAGGCCGCGACTACATTCTAACACCATCTTATAAAAGATGGCAAACTATCTGTGAAGATTTCACAGAAGGTGATTTTCTAGACGAATCGTCTACGAAAATATTGGACCGAGAAGTTGAACTCCTTGGTGCAGACAAACACTTCGCAGAAGTGATATATCTATGTGCTTACGTTAAGTACATAGAACACGAGAAATCTAAAAGAGATCTCGAGGTACGCCAAGTAACCTATCGGAACCTGGCGGAA